GTGGGCTACAAAATTCTTCCTGTTCTTGGCGACTATGTGACAGTGCTGGCTGATGTTTCAGACAAAGCTCTCAACGCTGAAAAAAATAATGGCAAATTTGACAAAGTTCTTGGCATGGTGGTCAACCATGTTTTCCAACTAGACGCTTTCAAAATTGCAAACAAGTTGATTGGCAATTACGCAGAAGCAATCAGAGGCGCAACCGACGCCACGGATGACTTTGAGCGCGTTCTTCGTTTGCAAAACATGTTCATGAGCAAAGAGACTGTCGTCCTTAAGGACAATGAGAAGGCTCAACGCTCAAACACCGACGCCAAAGAAAAGGCAAAGCGCAAGGCAAAGGAATACGCCGACACTCTCCGCGAGCGTGTCAAGACCGCACTTGACATCACAACCGACGCAGTCGAGAAAGCTCAGGCTGCCTACGACGACTACAGGGACAGCCTTGCCAGCGCCATAACAGGAAACATCTCACTCGCTGAGGCGTACAAGACACAAACCGACGCCGACCTAGCCTCCACCGAAGCCCTCCAGGAACGCACACAGGCTTATCAAGACCTAAGCAAAATCAACCCAACCGAGGACGCTGACGAGTATGCGGCCGCGCTAGATCGTGTCGCCAAAGCTGAAGAGAATGTCCGGGTCGCAGCCGACAACCGCAAGAAGGCAAGCGTGGAGCAGGTCTTCACAGATCAGATTGCTAACGCTCGTGAGTTCGCTCAAAACCTTCAGTATTTAGTCCAGCACCACAACCTCGGTCAGGCTGCACTTTCGCAGCTCATCAACCTGGGCGTTGACGCAGGCAACGAAGTGACCCGAGCAATGATTATGGGCACAAGTGGACTGACGGCTGGCGGTCTGAACGAAAGCCTCGCCTCGATTAGTTCCGCAGCTAGTTCGTTCGGTACGGCTGGCGCTAACCAGTTCTTTGGCGGCGCTCTCGGCACAGCCACAGCCAATCAGGGACAGGTCAACCAGTACAGCATCACGGTAAACGCAGGGCTTGTCTCCAACCCTGCCCAGGTGGGCCGTGACATTATCGAAGCAATTAAAAACGCTGAACGTGTTTCGGGTCAGGTATTCGTCAGCGTATGAGCCAGCCCATCGTCCAAGTTCTTGTCGGCTTTCAGACCAACGCCATCTTCAGCCAGCCGTTCCAATTAGACGACGCTGCCTATGGAATCCTGGACACAAGCACTCTCGGTGGCATTCAGTTTGCAGACCTGACAACACTTGTCCAATCCATCAACATCAACCGCGGACGCTCACGCCAACTCCAAGAGTTCAACGCAGGTACAGCCACCGTCGCATTTTGGAACAAGTCACGAGCGCTAGACCCTCTCAACACGTCAAGCCCCTACTGGAATACCATCGCCAATACCACAGGCATCGTTCCACGTTTACCAATCCAAATTCTTGCCAATAACATCCCCATTTATACAGGCGTCATCCAAGACTGGAATGTCGACTACGACCTCGGCAACAACGACATCGTGTACGCCAGTTGTGCCGATGATTTCACCGTTCTTGCCAGCGCCACACTTGCTGACAACGCGGTCAGCGCGGAACAGACCGGTACTCGAATCAATGGCGTTTTGAACTATCCCGAGGTGGCTTATCAGGGCGCCCGATTCATTGCCACTGGGTCTTCCACTTTGGGTGGCACAGCTGCTAATCCTGATTTCAGTATTCAACAGGGAACGTCAGTTTTAAATTATTTGCAGTCGGTCACCAACGCAGAGCAGGGCTATCTGTTTATGTCGGCGCAGGGCACTCTTACATTTAAGGGTAGGTCTCAAGTTCTCAACCCGATCTCAGCCGCAACTTTCACAGGTGACGACTCGGTCGGCATTCGATACCAAACACTGATGAACCAGTTTGGCGACGAGCTTCTCTACAACGTCATCGTGACTGAAGGGCCAGCTGGGGGACCGTTTACAGCTACCGACAGCGACTCGGTGGCGCAGTATCAAGCGCAGACCTACAGCCAAACAGACCTTTTGAACTCGACCACCACAGAACTTCAGGCTCTCGGGAATTACCTTCTCGGTAAGTACCGCCAGCCTCAACTCCGCTTTACTGGGCTTTCCACACAACTTTTAGCGCTGGACTACACAAAACAGAACCAGTGTTTGATTCTTGAACTGACCGACATCTGCAACGTCGTCAAACACTTTGCTGTAGGAACCCCTACTTCAGTCGACCAGACCGTGATCGTGACAGGCATCAGCCACAACATCACACCTGGCAGTCACATCATCAGCTACACATTCGAGTCCACCGACGGCAACGCTTATCTCACCCTAGATGACCCTGTTTTCGGTACTCTTAACAACAACCTTCTCAGTTTCTAAAGGAGACACAAGATGACATATCCGAACTTTGTTGCTGGGGATATCCTCCGTGCCCAGGACATGAATGCAGTCGCCGGGTGGAAGGTTGCCTCAGGCACTTTGTCCCTTAGCACGACCCCGACCAACGTGACTGGCGTGTTCAGCTCTGACTACAAGAACTACCGCCTGCTTTTAAACGTGACGAACAAGTCAGGTTCAATCCGTGTCGATATGAAATACATCGTCGGCACAACGCCCACCAGCACAAACTATTACCAGGCTGGCATCGGGTCTGACTACACGTTTAACAACACTCTGTACTACCAGCGCACAAACGGCGACAGCCAGTTATTCGGTATTGCTAGCTCTGCTTTGTTGTCACAGTCCATTGACATTTACAACCCAAATAAGGCCGCTATCACGATGCACCACGGCACTCTTGTTGACGCAAACTTCGGCTTTCCGTACATGATCGGTGGAAGCCAAAACTCCAGCACCGCGTTCACAGGGTTCCAGCTGCTTACGAGCGCAGGAACTGCAACAGTCGAATATCAAGTGATTGGATACACGAACTAATGAGCAACACCGAAAAGCAACTTGTTCACGACTGGTCTTCAGGCAGTCTTGAGATTTACGAAATCGACGCACCCATTGAGGAGACACATGAACCGCCTGCTGACGACGATTCTGCTGGTGCTTAGCCTTACCGCCTGCGCCGACCGCGTTCGCTACAACTGCGAAGACACCCCCAATAACGGCATATTTGAAAGACGCTGCGAATGAAACCCGAAAACCGTTTAAGCAACGAGGAAATTAAAGCCCGATTAATTCTTGTTGTCGGCGTCGGACTCACCGTGTCGTTCGTCATGGCCATCGGCTCGCTCATCTTCGGGCTCCTCTTTGTGGTACAGCCAACCGAACAAAGCCCCAATGATGCCGAGGCGTGGGGCGTATTGTCTCCCATGCTCATGACCCTCGCAGGTGGACTTATCGGCCTACTTGCAGGGAACGGCCTAAAGGACAAGCCAAAGGACCCACAGCCATGATTAGCAGCTCCACCACAGTCACCACAACTGCACAGAGAATCCTGGCTAAGTCGAATAGTTACAGAACTATTTACATTCACGTCCAGGGCGCTGGCACTGTGTACCTCGGCGGTTCTACCGTCAGCTCTGCCAACGGACTTCTCACCGAAAAGAACGCTGTACCTTTGGAACTGGTCATCCCAGCACAAGAGGAACTGTGGGCCGTCACCGCATCGGGCACAGAGTCCCTTCGACTTCTCCTGCCTGACCTTTACAATCAGTGATATGAAATACACCGGATACGACAAAACTGCCGAGCAGAAATTAAAAGGCACAGAACGCTTCGTCGAGCTGTGCGGTCGCAGATGGGGTTTTAAGAACCTCGGAACCCTCGTTGTCAGACAGATGAGATCGGGTCAGGGCATGTCAGTCCACGCAACTGGGAGAGCCTGCGACATTGGCTTTCCTGACACAAAGCAAGGACACGCAGCTGCTGTTGAGGCGATGCTGTGGTTCGTTAAGTACTACAAAGAACTTGGCATTGAAGAAGTACACGATTACGGCGGGCTCATTAACGGCACTTGGCAAGGCTGGCGCTGCGACCGTAAGGGCAAGCCAGGCTGGAAGAAGTGGACCGACACCGACAACGGTGGTTCAAAAAACGGCCGCTGGATCCATGTGGAACTAGCAGGAAAATCAAACGGTGGCTTCGCTGAGGACGACGTTGCTCTTGAAGCAGCGTGGCGCGCACTGCCCAAACCGAACGCATAGCGGGTCCTGGTAGTCCCGCTTTGCTAGGTGGGTGGGTGTCTTCTTCATCGCCCATCCACCACCTCTCGCTAAAAGTTTTATAATCTGACGGAGTCGTACCAGGCGACAGAAAGAAGAAAAACAATGTTTGAAGACCTGCCACTGTTCCGCAGTGCTGATCCAATTACCTCCGTCCAAGGCGCTGGCGATGTCAAGCCACGCCGAACCACCCAGGCGATGCAGCTGCTCGCAGAGTACGCCCACCGAGACGGCCTCACCGACGAAGAAGCAGGGCTCTTCTCAGGGCTTCTCAGCCGTCCTAAGTGCTGCTATTGGAAACGGTGCAGCGAACTCCGCGCCAAGGGTTTCATCCTCCCTACGGGCGTTACAAGGCTGTCCAGCGCAGGCTCAGCCATGCAAGTCTGCACCATCACCGACGAAGGCAGGAAGGCACTCGCATGATCTACTTCGTGACCGTCCCTCTACTAGCCTTTTTTTCGTGCCTCATCTACGGCATGTATCAAGCCCTAGACATTGAGACACACTGGCAAGACCCCCCATACGACTGGAACTTCGAAGACGAAGACCTATGGCTCGACGAGCCTGACCTATCCCTCTAACAAAGAAGAGAAGTTTGAAACGCTATGTGTTGTGCTTCGCACTATTCACCGTATTTATCAGCCCCGTGCAAGCATCAGCTGCACCCAAGTGGAAGTGTCCGGAACTCCACGCCATGTTCCGCATACACGGCCTACCCGTTCCGATCTTCGACATGCTCGTTTGGCGCGAAAGTCGATGCGTCGTGGACGTTGTCTCCAAACCAAACCGAGACGGATCTAGAGATGTCGGGGCAGCCCAAATTAATAGTTCCTGGAAAACGCTCACGGCTCGCACGTGCAATCGCCCGTATAACCAGGTGGTTAAAAGTCTGAGAGTCCTTTCGTGTAACTTAAAAGTCGCAGCCGTCCTTTGGAACGGTGGCAAAGGTGCGTCGAACTGGCGTGTCTCATCCCAAAAATAAACCAGGAGAAAAAAATAATGAAGAAACCATCCAAGACCGTTTCGGTCCAGTTGCCGACCGAGGACATCGAAGCCCTTGAATCGCTAATCGGTAAGACGCTTAGCTGCAATGACAAAACTTTTAA